TTATTGGTTGACACGCGGAGAATATTACATTTTTTGATTCGAGTCAATATCTTTTTTCAAGTATTTTCACAAGCGTCTGAGCGGTATCTGTTCCTCGATTCCTTTGTGCTGGCCGTTTGGTTTCTGTTGAGGTTTCTGACTCGGAAAAATAGTCCCCACACGCTTCCATGATCGAATTGTTGCTTGCCAGCTTATGATCGGCTTTCCGTCGTTTTTCCACCCGTTGCCCTCCCACTTGTCAAAAGCCCAGTCTCCATCTGATTCTTGTAGCTGAATTGATTTACAAAAAACCCGCAATTCGTCGATTGTTGCCCTTTCTTTATTCTTAGTAGCAACTACTCCTAATAGGTCTTTATCCCTATCCTTATCCTTATCCTTATCCTGTGCCCCTTGCAAGGGGCTTTGAAGGAGCTTTATAGGTTCTTTGCTTGTATTTGTTGTAATCGTTACAGGACAAGGGATTTTTGAAGATTCAAGACGACGAATAACTCCGCGATGCGCCGTGTTTGCCATGTTTAGTTCCTGCCCGTATTGGTAGCGGATAAACTTCGGAATGAACAGTTTCGATCCATGTATTTGCACCCTATCTCCAAGGGCTTGCAAGGGGCTTTGAAGGTCGTATTTAGCGCCTATCTGAAAGCTAGCAAGCTCCATATCAGGCTCGATAATTCCGGCGCAATCGCAGTTGTCCAAAAGCCATAGCCATAGGCACTTGGATTCGATTGGCAACGATCTAAACCAAGGGTCAGACCATTTAATTGTTTCGGTGAATCGTTTCATTGTTTACTGTGCTTGTCTGAAATTATCTGCGGAACGGTCGTTGCCCAGTTGATTGTCAACATTCACATTCGTCAGCCGCGTCGTCTTGGATTGCCGTTTCGAGCGATTCTAGAGCCTCCTCAAATGTTTTTCGGTATTCTCCAAGCACTGGCATTTTATCTCGCCATGATACCGCGGCCCGATAGCCACGTATGTATTTTTGACAGTTCAGGTGCGCCCCGTGTTCGATTGCTATTGTTATCCATGTGTATTTCATAATTCTAGAAAAGTGTTAGTTGCGCTTTGGCGTTTGCTAGGTTCTGGCATGCTTGATTGAAATACGACTCCTTCAATTCGCTGCCGATAAAACGCCGCCCAAGCTGTAACGACTTATAGCCTTCGCTGCCGATTCCGGTGAACGGGGAATAAACCAAGTCACCGGGATTACTCCAAAGCGTGACGGCGCGTTCGATTACGTCAAGCTGAAGCGGGCAAATGTGCTTTTCATCTTTGTAATCCTTCGCCCCGTCTTTATTCAGCACGTTCCCTTGATCGACGGTCATCCATACCGGGCTGGCGACTTCTTGCCACCATGACACGGGAAATTGATTGGAGTCCTTAGTGATTGGCTTTGGATTCTTGCCTGGCGCTTTGAATACAAGCAGATAGTCAGCGCATCCGACGCGGGAATCGGAGCTGTCTTTTTTGAGTGTGGCATGTAGCAATCCATGCGCTTTTGTCCGTTGCATTTCTGTCACCGGTGATTTCCAGATGCAGATACGCGAGTGGAACAGGAATCCGTGTCTCCAAAATGCGCGAATGATTTCACCGCTGAAGTCTTGAAACTGGATGTTTCCGTGTTTCCATTTTGTCGCCAGTAAGTCAACGCAATGCACAGCCACTTCGCGCCCCGGCACCATGATCCGTTTCATTTCTTCGATCAGGATTTCGAAGTGCTTCGTGAAGTCGTCCAGCCCATCGCAATTTCCCATGTCCTGCGGATCGTTGCTGTAAGTGAATAAATCCGCGAAAGGAGGACTAAACACGGAAAAATCAATAGAATGATCTTCAATTTTACGCGCCACTCTTACGCAATCGCCGTGATAGATTTCCCACCCGTCGCCCGTCATTTTATCAATGTCTGTTTTCATATCGTTTTTTCTGTTTGCAGATTCTCTAAAGCATTCAGCGGCAATCTTCATCTGTGATTGCATTTGCTCGTGCTGTTTTATTTTCCGTTTGATAGTTTTCATAATGGGCCCTTCCGTCGTCGCGTGGATTACGTAGGCATTAACTTCCCGCTTTTGTCCAAAACGATAGGATCGGCGCAAGGCTTGATAAAAGTCCTCAAACGAATAGGATAATCCGACAAATGCAACGTTTCGGCAATGTTGCCAATTCATACCGTATCCAAAGATTCCGCTTTTACTGATCAGAACGCGATGCTTGCCGTCCACAAAGCCATTTGCCGCGTTTTCTTTGTATTTTGCTGTATCGCTACCTTTGACCTCGATGGCGTCTGGAATCGCTTTTTTGAGCATGTCGCTTTCAAGATTCGTGTTGCACCAAACGATCCACGATTCGGACGATGGGTTAACTAACTTTGCTACCTCATCGACTCGGCGTTGAGCGGTCATGCGCATTTCCTTGTGCATTGTCGTAGCTGATAGCGTGGCCACTCTGAACATCTCTCCTTCATCAGCTCCGGTTGTTTCGTCAACGTCAACAATGATCGTTTCAAGATTTAGCTTCGGAAGGTTATAATCCTTGTCATCGAATCCAATATCGGACGGTTTCGAGATGCAAGCCGCCCATGAACTGACCCATTCCCAGAAGGACTTTTCAGCGTGTTTTTTCAATCTCCAATCGCCAGTGTTGAATGTGTCATTAACAAAAAACGTCGCCAGCATTTGCATCGGTGAGCATACGCCAAGAAAGTCGGAGTGCTGGCCAAACTCGGTGTAATCGTTCGGAGATGGCGTCGCCGTGCAGCAAAGACGAAAACGAGTATCGGCAAATCGATCAGTAAGACGACGTCTGGTTTTGCCTGTAAAGTTTTTGAGAATGCTAGACTCATCCAGCACGACGCCAGAAAATTTCACGTTGTCAAAGTGATCCAGTTTATCGTAGTTGGTAATGTAAATTCCCGCATCGGTGATCTCGCATTCCTCAGCTACGACCTTTGCAGAATATCCAAACTTGTGAGCCTCGGACTCGGTTTGTTTGGCGACTGACAGCGGCGTTAAAATCAACACTGGGCCATTGGTTTCAGTGACAACTTGATTCGCCCATTCCAGTTGTTGCAACGTCTTTCCAAGTCCGCATTCTTCAAACAGCGCGGCACGTCCTTTTTTCACCGCCCATTGCACCACTTGTTTTTGCCAGTCGAAAAGGCTCGCGGTGATTTGTTTTGGTTCAAAGCCATATTCCATGGCCTTGCGAATCTTTGCATTGATAAACTCATCGTAATTAATATCTTGTGTTTTCATAGTTGTTTCTGTGCCGCCGCAATCTAATCGGCAATTTGATAAAAGTAAATATTTTTTTTCAATCTTTGTAATAAGGCAAAATCTCCAGTTCCACGGCTGGCCCTTTGTCGCGCCTTGTGTCGTCTTGCCGCCCGTTAGTCCATACGATATGTTTCGGTGAGTCGTCAACAAACCATCCGATTGCGACAAGAGCGTCCTCGATCTCCTTCCAGTTTCCGCGGAGGACAGATGAGCTATCCCACATCCGCTCGCCCTTGCCCATAATGCGCGTTACCGTGATAGTCACCGGCATTGCAAACGGTTTTCTTGCTAGTCCTAACGTGCGCAGTTTTTTTTCTACTTTGTCTCGAAACGCCGCCGACATGTACCACGCATTACCGCGTCCGGTGTTGCCGTTTGTAAGCTTAATTGGAAGGATGATTGTCATTCGGTTAAAACATGTTGCATCAGGAAAGGCTTTCGCCTTCCTGTGCTTGGCTGTTCTGTGCAGGTTGCTTTATAACGCTCGTGATCTTCCAAAATCGTTCCTCATACATTGCGCGGAAGTCTTGCAGCGATTTCTCCAGCGTGTCCGTGAACATGTCCCGTTCGACGTAAACATGAAACAGCGGTTTACCTTTGAAATGCGCGGCAAAATGCCATTCGTTCAGTTCGCAGATTGCCATGCCTGCATGAACCTGGAGCTTGTATTCGTCTGGCAGTCCGCCGTCAGCAAGATAGCCATAATACGTCGCCAGCGTCGGGCATTTGACTTCGGCGCCGGAAACTAGAATGCCATCCTGATAAATAAGTCCATCCGGCGAGCATGAGACAACGCCGTTCGGGTCATCTCCCATTATGCACATGCCCACCGGATCAATCTGCATTCCGATGCGCTCTTGCAATGCTGCAAGTGCGTCCGGCTCCAGATCATTTCCGCGCCGGGTATGTTTGTTGCCGCTAAACTTTTCGCCAGTGTAATGAGATAGCCATTCCTGCACTTGCCAATCGTCCAGCCCGGCAATCGAATCGGGATTTGTGCGGATCTCGTTTGCCGCGTCTAGTCCTGCAATCAGCTTGTCGATTGCAGCAATGGCCGCTTGTGACTTCGACAACGCGCCTGTCGCCGTGATGTTCGACTTAAGCGCGGATCCAGTCAAACGCCATAGCCGCGCCGTGATCCAGTCCAGGCTCCCTTGTTCGGTGTTTATGATAATCACTCTGTCACCTCCACAAATTTTTTGACTGTTCCGCCGTCGATTGCCGTAAATTGCTTAAATGATACTTTCCCAACATTACGACTTGGCGTGACTTCAGCCCAAAACGCAAGCGGTTCCGGCTTTGCGCGGTACTCAAATGCCTCAAAATCCCAGCAAGGTTTTCCAATTAGTATCCAAAAATTGCCCTCTCTGGCTTTGTGTTCTACCTTGCCCCCGTTTTTGTGGTGGTGAATCACTGCAATCATTTCGTCGTGTGTCATGGCTCATTCCCTCCTTACTGTTCTGTTGCGTCGAGGATGACCGTGGCGGCGTTTTCCTCTGTTTCAGGTGTAGATAGCGTGAACGGGTTGATTGCAGGCTGTGGCGGCGGCGTGACGTTGCGATACTCGGTTTCCTCATCGCGCCTGATAACGTCTTG